AACTGCAACTTTAATAGATAAAGATTTAAAACCATATACTCCTTCTTTGTTTGCTAATGCTTCTGTTACAGCAGCTTGATTTTCAATGCTTTTATTCATTGAATAATTTGCTTGTGCTGCTTGAACTTGTAAATCAGCTTGGGCTATCATAGCTTTTTGCTGTTTTTCTAAAACTTTTTGTAAATCATTATTAGCTTTAATTCTATCATCAATGCTTAATAAATCATTATCTCTAATTTGTCTTAATTTTTCTGCTTGTCTATCATATTGTTCAACTAATCGACCCTGTTCTGCAGCAGCTAATATAGCAGTGTTTTGTAGTTTAACATTTGCCTCGGATGCTTTATATGTTTTAACAGCGTAATTTGTAATTGCTTCTGCAGCATCACCTAAAGCTTTACCTGTTCTATCAACTGTATTATTAACACCTGTAAATATATCAACGGATTCTTTACCTGCTTTTTTAACAGAATCCATAGCACCTGCAAAATCACCCTGAAATACTTTGCTTATTGCTTCACCAATGTAACCTATTGTATCTAAAAATGAATTAAATCTTTCAATTAAATTTTCTTTAACTAAATCACCAAACTTTTTTAAATACTTTGTAGGATTTTCAAATACATCTTTAAATACATTTATAACAGCAGGAAAATTATCCATTACAAAGCCAACCAAATCATTAAAGGCAATAGATAAAGCCCCAATAACAGTATTAAAAGCATCTACAACTTTTTGATTTTTACCTAATACTTCTTTAAAAATATTAAATGCTTCTAAAACTAAACCAATACCAAGCGCTTTAATAGCAAGTCCCATTCCTTTAAATCCATCTGCCATAGATTTAATTCCTGATTCAGCATTTTTAGTAGATTTTTGTATGCTTTTTATTTCATCTGCAGTATCATCAAAAGTAGTATTTAATTTTTTTACTTCTTTAGTAACAACATCTAAATTACTTTGTATTTCTAAATTTACTATTTTGTTTTCCATTCTCTTTTTATTTTTTCAAATGCTTGTTTCCAAGAAGTTGTTAATTTATATTTTCCTTTTGCTATTTCTATTACTTCACTTTGTCCGTAATGTTCGTGTAGTGATAATAATTCTAAAATGTTTTTTATCATAATGCAGTTTGTAAAAAATTAATGTATTCTGTTTTTTGTAATACACTATCAATGTAATATTCAATTCCTATTCTATCAGTTCTATCAACTCCACTTGTGTTTTCAGGAATAGTAACTGTTAAAGAAACATCTGTTACATTGTCTAATGTTGGCGTATAAACTAAAAAGTTTTCTGCACCTTTTAATGAAAAACTATCATAGTCATTTAAATAAATAATTTCTTCTAATACTTGTGCTGTTTTATCAACTTGTACATCATCATAACTTGCAAATTTATATCCTACAGAAGTTGCAGCATTTAAACCTCTATAATCTGTAATTAATTCTAAATTAGCTTCGCCTGTTGTTAAATCAGTAGTCATATTATTAATGATATATCTTTTGTTTCTAATTATTAATCTATCATTTAAAGCTATACCTAATGCTCTACCTGAACCATTAGTAACTATTGAATTTAATAAACTTGTAGGAAACAACGCTTTACATTTAATAACTCTTGTTTTAATGTTATATAAATTATCAACATAGTTTTTATAGTGTCTAAAATACAATCCTTTTGGTGCTAAAACATTATACCAAGGCGATTGTTCATTACCAAAATTCATAGACATCAAATATGTATATGTTAAATCTGTAGGCACACTATTATATTCATTTGAAAATCTAATGTAATTATTTTGATGCGAGTGTCCTGTTTCTGTTGTAATATAAATTCTATCTGAACCTGTTAAATCAGTAGGCAATTCACCATTATTATAAATCAACATTGGCTTAGGAGTATATGGTTTTAAATCTTTATCTATTAAAGTTGCAGTTTCAAAATTATATCCTGTAGCACGTTCAAATAAAACATTTTCAAATGGTAGTTTAATATCATAATTTGCACTTTCATTTGAATTAGTATTAGTGTAAATTAAATCACCATATTCTCTATTGTATAAACCTCTATAAGCGTTGTTTAAAATATTATTACTTTTTTCATATTGAAAATTTATTGCCTTAAATAATTTAGGGCGTTCTATTTCCATTTCATCTGCATAAACATATTTTGTTATATCTAATATTTTCCCTGCATTGTAATACATTTCTAAAGGTAAAAATTCAAATGTATTTATATCTGTAGGAATAATCATTAAATTAAACGCCTTTATAATACCTGTAATAAAATCATTAACAGTAATATCAGGTACATAATCATTTAAATCAATTCTACCTGATGTTGATTGTGATGAACTAAATGCACGTACAGTAACAACGCTTGAAGTACGTGAAGGAAAATGATTTACAAAACTTCTTCTATAATGTAATTCTGTTGTAAAATTAAAATTTGAATTAGAACTAATTTTAACTGTATATGTATAATTAGCACCTTGCACATCTGCATAAGCAAAATCATCTAATTGTGATTGTGAATTACCTACACATTGATAGGTTCGATATAACAAGTCATTTTTAAAAATATAAACAGTGTAATTGACAGCACCAAAACCTGCATCAGGCGTTACATATATATCAGATGTTATACGTGCCGAAAATGATGGTGATGTAGTAGGTGCAAAATTCCAATTAGTAGTAACCACATTTGTTGTTAAATTCATTTCAGGAAACGGACCTGCAAGAATAGAAGTAAAATCTACCATTAATTGCTCGGTAGTATATGTTATTGTTTCACCATTCTTAAGGTACAAATATAAATTGTTCCATTGGTCTAAACTAAAGAAACTACCTGTAAATGTTACACCATATTTTGTTTGTATAAATTCAAATACCTTCCACAAAGGTACAGCAGGAAATAATTCATTCCATTGAATAGCACCTGCAGTTTGTGTAATATCTTCGTGTGATGCACCTGATTTATAATAGAATTTTCTACGTGAACCAATTAAAGGGTAACTAACTAAATAACTTGTTCCTGTAGGGTTTATTCTATTAATTACATTAGTTGAATTATAAGTGTGATTTAAACTACTGAAATCTACAGTGTTTAATTTATCATCTTTAAATTTATCTTTTAATTGTGTTAAGTTACCATAAAACGTAACTGTATAACTTTCAATAAATCCGTTCTTTTTATTTGCTTTTTCTAATTGTATATTTCCTTTCTTAAATAGAACTGAATTTACTTCTATATAAGCATCATATCTTTTACGATGGTCGTAACCATTATCTATAGAGCTTTCGTACCAATGTGATAGTATTTTATTATTCTTTTTAGATGCAGGTATTGTAAACGATTGTGTAAAGTCAGTATAGATTTTTCCTAAATCATTAAAATTAGAAACAGCACTTGTAACAGATATTTTTTCATCTGAAAATAATTCTAATCTTTTTGAAGTTGTATCTGTATAAATATAAAGTGAAACTACATTCATTATATTACGTTATTAATTAAACTATCTGAGTATTCAAAATCAATAGTAAAGTTTATATTCTTATCTAATAAATTAGTTTTATATTGTAACGATTGTGTTTTAATTGTTACAGGTTTTGTATCTAATAAAATAGTTTCACTTAACATTAATTCTTTTATAAAAGTATTATATCCCTCGGTAACCCAACCTGTATTACAAGTTATAGTCTGCTTTCCGTTTATGTTAAATGATTATTTAATTACTTATTTTAATTCTGCAGGAACTTCAATACATTCAAATCTTTTTTTACCAAGTGGCTCAACTGATTATTTTAATTATAAATTACCATTAGCTTATAATAATTCTGCTTTTTGTGAAATTGAAAGTGATGCATTAGGAGTTTTGTTTTCAATAGCAATATCAAAAGTAAAAGTTACACCTGCTATTTTGTTTTCAAAACGTTCTGTAAAAAATTCAATGTTTGCAGTACCATTAACTAATTCGTAATCTTCTGCTAATGCACCCCTGCTTAATACTTCTAAGAACCTATTTGCAACAGCTAATTGAGTATTTAATACATCTTGTTCATTATCATTACCCAAGAATATATCTGTAACTTTTGATTTAGATTCATCTACAATATCCATACATAAAATAGATATATTATAATTTAATACAGCACCCTGATACGATACTGAATTTACTATAATATGACTTAATGGAAATATAGTTTGCTTATTTAAATCTACTTTAAATATATCACCTGTTGTAACTGTATTTACAAATATATCTTCTTGTAGTTTATTCTTTATTACTTGTGTTATTTCGTAAAATGTACTCATTATCTTTTTTTAATTAAATCCGATTCTATTTTGTTCTTTTGTTTTTCAAATGTTAGGTATGTTAAACATTGGTTAATTGGTAGTTCTGTGATTGTGTCAAATCTTGTAATATCTCCCTGAGCAAGTCCATAGATTGAAGAATACCAACCCCATCGTTTTCCGAATTGTGCTGTTGCAGAATAGTCTGCATCTGCGTGTTGTTCTCCAAATAGTTCATCGTACTTTTCAATAATTCGTTGCCTAAATTGTAAAAAAAAACATTAGCACCAAATACAACATCTAAAGGTGCGTGTTTCATTACATCACTATACGTTATACTACCATTGTATTTTTCTATTTCGTATGTATTATTTAAACCCTTCTTTGTAATTGGTCTAAATAAAACAGCCATAGCTTTGTGCATATTATCCCAATCACCAATGTATGAATCTAAATCTGTATATTCGCCAAAAGTCATTTCATCTAAATCAGGAATAAAACCAAACTCAACTCCACCAAGTTTAAATCTGTTTATAAACCTATGTGAAGTAACATCAAACATTTTACCAAGTGATGCAGTTATTTGTAACACATCCTTATACTTGATTTCAGCAACATCTTTTAAATCTATATTGCAGAACGTTTGAACCATTTTCTGATTCATAAATTCAACATCATCATTATCTTTAGCTATTTTTAAGAACGCTTGGTATTGTGATAACTTAATTTCATTTAATTCTGTTGGTACGCTAATCTCTAATTTCATATTATTGTTTTTTATATTAATAACTATTTTATGATATTGTATTAAACAAAAAAAAGGCACATATTTCTATGCACCTTAATTAACCAAATTAACTAATCTAAACAAAATTTAATCTTCTATTTCTTCTATTGCTAAATCTATTATATCATTGATTTGCTTTTGTGATAATATTTCCCATACATCAATACCTTGTATAGTTATTTCATCATCCTCAATACAGCTTCCTGTATAATCATAGGAATCACCCTTTATATAAAATCCTTTAACTTCAAAATCTATATCACAATAATTAACTGTTACTTTTACTTTTTTCATTTTACTTTGTTTTAAATTTTTAACAAATATAATATTAATTTGTTACATAAATTAGTTTTAACAATTATTTAACTTTTCAAATGTTCAGATGCTATTAAGTACATCTTTTGCATTTTCTTAATTTCACCTATATTACGTGGTAGGTTTATATTCACTTCTTTACCTGTAGTGTGATGAATATAACATTGTATTGCTGCTATCATTTGTCCGTAAGTCATAATTGATTTGTCAAGTTTTTTCCATCATTTACTTTGTCGCAAAAATAGTATTAATTTGCGACATTAATATATAAAATAGTTTCCTTTGTTAGCATTTCCTAATTGATATGTAACAGCGTAACGCAATGGGTCAAGTAAATGGTTGTGGGCATCCTGTGGCGTTTTTGACTTTTTTTCTAACCAACAGTAATTGTTTAATTCCCTAATTAAGTTTATTGAATCAGGCGATACTATTAAATCATAATCTTGCAATACACTAATACCATAAGTAACAGAATCAGGCCCTTTAATTGCAGGAACTATATTTAAACCCAATGTAGCTAATTCAGATATTAATCTTGGTTCAGCACTATCTGCAACTATTAAAGCATCGTTTGCGTGTTGCTTGTTTAATTGATATATCTGACTTGTTGTTAAACCTTTTAAATAAAACCTTTCATTAATATAAATTCGTTTGTTAGAACTATCTATATTACATTCTAATAAAGTTGATTCATCTGAAGCAAAACCATAATCTTGGCCAAAGATAGATTTACCTATTTGTTTATATTCGCCTATAGTCCAATTAGTAAATATAACTCCTTCTGCTTTATCTAACCAACCACCTAATATTTGATGCTTATAATTGTGATTACTATTGGGATAATAAACCTAATGATAAAATAGATGATAAAGAATTTATAGAATTAGTTGAACAATTAAAAGTAATTAATTTAAAACTTTAAACAACTATAGATTTTATTTATTATTAATATGTTTAAACATAACTTTTAACTATGGGATTTGAAAAGGGTAATAAATTAGGAAAAGGTAGACCTACAAAAGTAGAAGAACAAAAAGTAAACAACGTATTCTTAAAAGCTTTAGGTGAACTGTACAATAAAGAAACAGAAGAAGAAACTAAAATAGCTTTTGTTAAAGATACATTAATGCAATCACAAAGAGGACAATTATTTATTGCAGAACATATATTTGGTAAACCAAAAGAAATTATAGAAGCTACACACAACGTAAACGATTTTAATATTAAAGATATCTTCAAAGTTGGGAATAGCAATAAATCAGAAATATAATCTATTAGGTTCAGATAGTAGATACTTTGTAATAACAGGTGGAAGGGGAAGTGGTAAATCATATTCCCTTAATTCCTTTTTATTACTATTAACCTATGAAGCAGGTCACGTGATATTATTCACAAGATATACTTTAACTTCTGCAAGTGTTTCTATTATACCTGAATTTATAGATAAGATTGATACAGCAGATTTAAGCAACGATTTTTATATAACTAAAGATGAAATAGTAAATCTTAAAACAGGGTCTAAAATCTTATTTAAAGGTATTAAAACAAGTAGTGGTACACAAACAGCTTCTTTAAAATCTTTAGCAGGTGTTACAACATTCGTTTTAGATGAAGCAGAAGAATTAACAGATGAAGATATCTTTGATAAAATAGATTTAAGTATTCGTACTAAAGGAAT